TCATCTTCGTCGCCTACCAGATCACCCTCAAAATACCCGCGAATTACACCACCGCCTGCCATGCCACCTGCGATGCCCGTGGCTAGGCTTGGGTCACCACCTGCTTGGTTGGGATCCACATCGGGAATACCGCCCAGCTTTGCCATTGTTTTATCTACAATCTTAGGCTGTTCGGCTTGTGCTAATGCTTCTTGGTTTTGAAACCTTTGCCGCATGTCTGCTCGTGCATCAGCTACTGCATGAACTAACCACGCAGGGTATTGCTTATCACCTTGCTGTAGAAGCTGTTGTAAAAAACTATCCGGTGCGTCTTCTAGCTCCCTTTGTTTGTCCAGTAAGCTCACCGCTAACCTCCGTAATACGTTGGCACCATACCACCGCCAAGCCTAGCTAGAATTTGATTGCCCCGCATTCCCACTATACCGCCACCATATCTACCTACTAAGCCACCCCCATAATTAGTTTGCCAAGGGTTTGTCATGGTTTGATTAGTATTAAACCCATAATTTTGTTGTTGAGCTTGAGCTTGTGCGTCCCCCGGAGTCACTACGGGCGGTGCAGGTGGTGGAGTTAGTGTTGCGTCAATCGTTGGAGTAGAGAAATCTGGCAAGTTCAGATTAGCCATTGGATCTACTCCCGACATATCAATAGGTGCGGGAGCATTTGGAACACCTGTCTCGGCTTGATATTGCTCCCATGTTTCTGTGTCCTGCATTGCGGCGTCCATCATTGTCGTTCCGGGTCCGGCCTGTGGAGCATAGTCTGCCTGCTGTGTGATGTTCTGGTATGGAGTGCCCCTTAGCATATTGGACATCCAGCCAAGCTGTCTTTCTGGATACTGCATTTGCTTTTCCCATTCAGCTTTCTGAATATCGTAAGCAGTCTGTTGCATTTTTCTTGTGTCCATACCTGCATCACGCATCATTTGCAGTCTTCTCTGCTCATCAGCACCCATCTGGGATCCCAATGCCATCTGAGAGCTACCCATGCCACCTAAGCGACCATATGCACTTAACTCTTGTTCGCGAGCCGCCCGTTCTGCCGCCGCATCTTTCTGCTGTGCTTCTTGCGCAGACCTAAATGCCTGTTCGTAACCCTTGGCAGTAACATCTCCAATCTGTTCTACCTCCGACTGACCAATCTCCTGTTCTTGTAGCCCATGACGATAGCCACCAAATGCACCAGCTTGTGCCGCAGAAGATCCTAACTCAGCCGCTCGTTGTTTTGCGGCCTCTCGTATGGCTCTTATCTGTGGATCTATAACACCTTGGGTGTACTGTGATTCGTACTTACTAAGGTCTGCATCTGCCAACAGATTTGCATCTGCGGCCCTAGACGCTATGGAGCCAATACCTGTAGCCGCTTCGCCTATAGTTTGTTCGGCTTGTCTAGTGGCCCTTGGGCCTTCACCCGTGCCAATCCTAGTCATTGCCGCTTTGTAAGCTTGTTCTTCTGGAGTAAACCCTGCAAGCCTTGGACCCTTATATCTTACATCTTCCCAAGATCTTGTTCCCGCGTCCATAATGCCTTTAGTAACATCTGCCCATTGCGAGGCCACTTCAGGTGAGACAAACTCTTGTCTTTGTGTGAAGCTGGCAGGCATACCGTAGCCACCATATCCCTGTGGACCGCCATATCCTTGAGGAAGCGCCCTGCGTCTGTACCCTCTTGAACGCCTCGTCGGGGTTCCGCCAGTTTGTAGCTTAATAATTCCACCTTTAGCTCTCTTTAATCCAGCTACGATTACATCTGCTTCTTGCTCCATCAGATCCCGTAAATTATTGCTTGATGCATTTTCTTGCGTTTTGTCTGCCAACGCATTTGACATTTTAAGATCTCCCGCTTTTGCTACTATTTCCTGTAAGTCAGCTAGACCACTAAGGTCTTCACGTTGCAATGCTTCATCTCTGTTTTTGTCTCTCATGTGCTGTTTGCCAACACGATCACGAAGACTCATTAAGCCGCCCACTCGGTATTTATATTTTTTACGCATATCTCTCACCATAAGTGCCCGGCAATACTTCCTCTAAGTCTATTGGAGGTGCCTGCTCCGGCGTTCCTGTCCTTTGCATTCTTACATCTTCTTGAAATTGCTCTAAAACCTCTGCACCGGCATTAGTGTTACCACTTCCTAGGTGGCTGACTACATCTCCGGCAACTACAAATTCTCCTGAAGAAATATCAATTGGCTGTGCATCAGCAGTACCTGCATCTGCAACAAGTCGAATGTCGTCAGCCATCGCATCACCATTGCCCGGAATCATTCCGCCTGACTGCATAGGAGGGGCCATCTCTTCAGAAGGACCAGCCTGCAACGATACGACTAGCTTTTGAAAATCTTCTTCGCCAAAAGCTTCTATTAATGTTGAAATAATTTCTTGTGACTGAGGATCGTCAGGTGCCTGCAATGCCATTTGTAGCATTTGCATTACTTCGGGCATTTCCTGCATACTCTCTACTACTCCACCCTCTGCCTTGCCCTGTGCTTTAGTGTCTTCTTTTTCTTCCACTGGCTCAGGTTCCGGTACATAACTCTGGAGTGGTGCTTCGGAGGCATCCATCCTTTCTAGCATTGCCTTCATTCGTGGATCCTCAAACTGTGCCGATTCTGTTGGCATAGCAAAAGGACTTGCTCCGGCACCGAACATGTCTATGGGTGACTGTTCTGTTGGCGCACCAAATAATCCTCCGCCGTACTCAGGAGCGGCAGACATTACAGGTGGCGGTTCAAATGTTTCAGGTGGCAATGGTGGAGGTGCGGCGGATGCCTGAGGTGGAGGTGGAACTATAGTGCCATCTATGCTGGTTATGTCATCTTCCGGTCTGCCTTGTGCAATAGCGCGTATGTTTTCGATTTGACCCGACTCGTCTTCGTCTCCGAACTCGTCTTCAACAGCAAACCTTTCCGCCATTCTTTCTTGTTCAGGATCCCTGCGATGACGGTCGCCTTCTTCAAGAAGGGTGTCTGTTCCGGGGTCTTCTGCACCACCTGTTGTCTCAACCCATTCTCCGCCAAGCTCACCAGCTTCTTCTCGTCGTCTGCCACTATCTCCAGACCTTCTTTCTTCGCGGCGTTCGCCGCCCCCTTCGTCAGGAGACGCTTGCCTCCTGCGCCTTCTTTCGCCGGTTGCTTCTGGCAACACTTCCTCTAAACCACCCATGCCACCATCATCCATATCCGGAGGCGGTGGCGGTGCTACTGGAGCAGGTCTTGGAGGTGGTGGAGGTGGTGGAGGTGGTGGAGGTGGTGGAGCAACAATTGTTGGAGGAACTACAGGTTCTATATTCTCTGGAGGTGCCTCTACAGGCGCAGGCTGTGGCCTCATCGTTGGGGACGGGGGCGCGACCGGCATTACGTCCGGCATAACGGGCATCTCATCCATATCCATAGGCGGTGGCGGTGCTACTGGTCGTGCCCGACGAGGTCTTCTTCGTGGTTTAACTCTTCTGCGTGGAGGGGGTCTATACATTGGCTCATCAAATTCGCCACCTTCTTGATAGCCCTTAATTGGTCCGCCACCAAAACGACGCATAGCGTATAAGTTGCCTACCTGACCGCCTCCTGCTCTTCCAGTAAGTTGATCAAATAAGTTATACCGTTGTGCTGTAGATTGTTCTACTTCTGTTATTGTTCCGGGGTCTCCAGCGCCTCCGCGAGCCCCACTAGCTCCGGGGCTACCGGCACCCGGCATCACGCGGGTTGCGGCACCCGTAGCATCTGTCGCTTGACCACCTGCTTGACCACTAGATAGTTGTTCTATTGCCGCAATCTTATTGCGATTTCTCATAGCCCATTCTGGATCCTGTTGGGCTTTTGCCATGTAAGTAGCACCCAGTCCTTGTTCTAGGATGGAGTCAACATCAAGTGCATCAAAGTCCCAATCGGCCTGAGCTAAATCAGAAACACCTTTAGCGGCTCCTCCTATCAAACCTTGTAAGGGAGCGGCTAACCCGCTAACGCCGGGTATAAAGCCTACTGCCATTGGTGCTAGTTTGGCGGCACCCTTAGCAAGTTTTTTAACTAATTTGCCAAGGAAATATCCCGGTACTACTCCACCTTCTGCTAGACTTACAATTCCACCACTATACATGCCACCTTCTGATGGTTTAATCTCCATTGTCCACTTGGCACCACCTTGTGCTTGACCGCCACCTTGTTGTTGTGGCCCGCCTATCATCTGCTGTCCCGGTCCACCTAGTGGTTGTGGCTGTCCTAGTGGTCGAGAAATGTTCTGATAAGGTGCTGGCCCTTGTGGTGCAAGAAGACTTACCTGTGGCCCCGCACTAAACTGCTGTGGAGAAGGTGGTGGAGACATTGGTGTAGCGTATCCCGGCAGTTCCGTAAGACCAGATGGCATATCTGTCCGTTGAATCATTCTTGGGTCGAACTGTTGGCCCGGAGGCATAGATGCCCTAGCATCATTGTACGCTTGCTGAAATCGCTTCATTTCTTGTTGCTGTCTAGGATCCAAAGCAGGTTGTCCGATATTTTGGGGCGGCCAATTCATACCAGCCGCAGGAGGTGTATATCCCGGTTGTGGCATACCCAATGGGTAACCTTGTTTCATAGGATCAATCTCATCACCCAAAGGACGGCTTGGTAGATCAAAGTTTTGTCCCGGCGCTGGCGTCGGATGTGCTGGTCTGCCCATAGCCCTGCTACGGTTAAACTGTCCACGAAGACCACCAATACCTCTGCGTCCCATTCCACCCATTGGGTTTCTATACATACTAACTCGTCTCCACGCCGAAGATACTAAATGCTATTTCGTCTCCCGCAGATGATCTAACAGATACTACATCGTCATCGCTTAAGGTCAGACCAATGATTATGAAGATGGAATCGTTAGCCGCCATTGCTTTGTTGTAGTAAATGTAGTGCTCATTTGCTACAGTGGCCCCTTTGGGTCTCACGGCTATTCTAAAATTAGGCGTGTTCCCTGTGAGGTTGCAGGCGACAATCGAACTCACTGTTGTCATTGTGTCTTCAGGCACAGTATACAGTGTTGCTTCGTTGGTATCCGACGGAGCCGTTTGTCCCAGTACCTTTAATGTATCAGCCATTACTAGCTCCTAGCAATAAGAACTGATATTTACGCAATGATAAAGAGCTATCTTTGTCTGTTTGTGTTTTCACTGCATTGATATCGCTACTAACATCGTCAAAGTTTTGTTCAATGGTTCTGCGCGACATACTTTCATCAAAAGCTTCGTACTCTTGTGGTGCATTGTTTAAAGCTCTATACCGTTTTAATGCCATTACCGCCTCCCGTCTGTTCTTCCGTCTAGCCTGACGTAACCTAAACGCCAGCCATAGCCAGCCCCGGTGCTTTGCACCTTCATGGACACCTGCCTAGCCCTAGCACGAACAAACGCTTGACCCGTGCTTGAGGTTACTGCGGCTGAAGTTAAAGAGGTCTGTGCATCGCCGGGAAAGTTGTGCCCGTTTAAGCTGATTGTTACCTCGTCTGTTGACTGAGCGTCTTTAAATACAAGATCTGGTATGATCCTGTTAATTGCCCACACTTGATCGCCTTCACCCAAGTCCATGTCGCCGCTTTCAATGTACGCAGTCATTGCTGACCCGTCATCGTCGTGCCCAATCTCATGGTTATAAAGAACGTTGGTTTTGATTAGCTTTACTACTGCGCCCCCCGCTGTGTCCGCAGTAGCTGTGTCTGCAATGGTGAAAACAATTGCGTCATCAGTGACTGACACAGCCGTGTGTTCATTATTTAACAACAACGGTTCTAGTCCACCCGTTGCAGACGACCCATCTAAACGGAATGTATCTCCAGCCAATACTTCGTGTGCTGTCGCGGCCACCGACACATTGCTTGTAGAATCTGCGGTTGTTGTTATTGGGTTTTCATCTAAGTCTTGCGTCAAAATAGATGTCGCCAACGGATATATCTTTGTACCAGCCCGATTCCACGTTCCACGTTTCAGTGTGCCGTAGTACCAAATATCTTCGATGTAGTTGTATATGACATATTTGTCATTTTCACCATTGCCAGACGCGGACGGATACATCCATATCACTTCACCAAAATCAGGGTTTGCGCCAGACACAACCTTAAATGACTGTGTTTCGTCAAAATCATCAAAGACCGTACTTAAAACAGGACACGTTAATTTTTGTGCCGTTCCTGTGTAAGTGTAGAATGCGCCACGATCCATAAAGTAAACCCTGCCATTTGCACTAACTGCCGCATTTGGCGACACCATGGACATACCCCTTGCTACTTCTGAAAATGAGAAATAGAAAGGACTGCCTGTGTACCTCATAGATTGAATGCCTACGTCAGTAAAAATTAATATCTCCTGACGTGCCATTAACGCGCCTATGATTTCTGATCCGGATGATAGCTCCTGACCACCCGCACTGTTTGTAGATAGTGGTTGCCACTGAGCGGCATTCTCAGAAGTAGACCACCTGACAAACAATGGATTGATGGTGCTGGATCCTATTGGATTGCATCCAAAGCAGATAACATGCCTAGCCACATCTGACATCATAACTTGTAGTGCGGCAACTGGTGTGTAGTACACTCCCGCTTTATATGTAGCTACTACGCTTGCACCACCACCAGACGCAGTGCCACTTGCATTTGAGCCACCAATGTCTGCGGTCCATGTTGTTTTTGTAGGAGTTGACGCTATGGTCATTTCTACATTCAACCGTGCCGCTGATATACCACCAATGGCACCGGACACACCTGAGATAGTAACGGTATCTCCTACTCCGGCTCCGTGACCCCCTTTATCGGTAACCGTAATAACAGTATTTCCGCTTGATGTTGATACGGGACTGGATCCGGCTAGTGTGATTGTACGTCTAGTACGGTCGCTTAATGCCACCGCCGCAGTAGATGTGCCAGCACTCTCGTCCCAATAAAAAATATTTCCTTGGCGGACACATGCTAATAAGTCATCACCAAAGTTATCCAGTGACCAAAGACGAAGTTGAGTTTGTTGTCCAATTGCTGTGGCGGAACCCCAAGTTCCTGAGCCCCAAGTTCCACTACTCCAGCCAGCGGATCTTACATATTCATCTAAACCAACATTGATTTTGTATGAGGCCGTTACACTAGACCCTCCACCTGCTGATACAGTTGAACTAGCCTGTGCATTGCACACAATGCGGTACTTGTCGTCAAAGTCTGAGCCGTCCGGCGCACCTAACGCTACGATACGATGGGTTGTGTTTAACGCAGACGTACCTATCCCACCTGTAGCGGTTGCACTAGCCAAGGTGACGTAGTCGCCTATGACTGCACCGTGAGATGTATGACTAATCGTAACTACAGCAGTTTCGTCTACCGTTGCTACTGGATCCGTACCAAGCGTAGCACTTAAACGAACCGGCGTGATGTCATGGTAAGTAGCACCTTGATTGACATATAACTTATTGGTAGTTCCCACGCCGATGTAGGCGTTTCCAGAGTCCGTAACCCAATCATGAATCTTTCTACTGATTCCAGTAAAGCGAGTACTAACATACCTAGCCCAGCCACCGATTTTTTCTGCAAAGCCTTTACGAAAACGAACCTTGTCGGAATCAAACCAGCCACCCTTAGCACTATATCTAGTGCCGTCAGTAACTAATCCAGCTTCCGGAGATATTTTTGTAAAAGCCATACACCCACCAAATATCTTTACTCTGTCAGTTTCTCATTAACAATTAAAAACGGATCTTCACCCTCTAAATTTCCTCCAACAATCATTTCTTGTTCTAACCCAGCGGCTCTTACAGCAAAACTTAATTGAGCCTGTGCTTCGTTAGCGGCTTGGATCAAATGTTGAAATATGCTGGCCTGCTCAGTCGTTAATTTCACCTTTCTTTCGTTAGACGCAGTCTGACCATTAGTCGTTTTTGCTTGCGATTCTTTCTTTGAGGTTTGCTGTTTCTGCTTCGACCGATGCGAGACGTTCCCCATGTGTGTCCACCTTTGTTCCTATACGGTTAACTGTGCGCTCTATCTGAGCGAGAGACTGTCTAGTCCCATTTAATCCTGCCTTTACTCCGCCATAAGCGGCCCCTGCGGCGGCTGGAATAGCGAGCAGAGATACTAAATTTACCATCTCACTCTCCATCGCCTTCTTCCTCTGAGTCCTGCGGTGCCCACGGCATACGGTCTACCTGTTGAATGGCGGGCTTACCCTGCTCTTCAGAAATAACAGAATCTAATTCTTGTTTAATGGTACCCAGATCAGAACCTAGCGCACCTTCGACCCAACCAATTACCTGTGATTCAGTTACATCACTGAATTCGGTCCAAGGACCAGACTCCCACTCTAATTGAGTAGAACCCGAATAATGCGTTTTATGTCCATCTTCATCTGAGGCCCACAGCACCCAATCTACTCTAATTATAGAGTTTTCGTGTTCGTGTGAATCGGGACCAACTACGGCTTCCATTCTATCTATGTACCAAGTATAGCTATTAGCCATTATGACTCATCCTCTTCTTTTTCTGGTTCGAGAATTGGATGACCTTCTGCGTCAGTCCAATCAGCCTCTCTTATGTTTTGGTCCTGTCTTTCTGCGACTACAAGCCATGACACTGTATCGGTGCAATCGCTGTCTTGTGCAGTAATCGTTAGCGTCGAACCTGACACTTCGCCACGCACCTGAGTCCACCCATCTTCGTTTTGAACCCACACCTGCGGATCACGGCATAATGCTTCCCATGTGCCGTCAGTCAGTCCAACCGCCGCATCTAAATCGACACTGGCAGTTCCACCTGAAAGCGTTACAGAATCCCTGTAGATAAGATCTGCCCTTGGACCCTCAACAAATGAATGGACTAGATCGTGCGTGTCCTTCATTGAGTCTAGGGGGTGGTCGATCCTGAACGATCCAGATCCCTTAGACAGGGCACCAACAACACTTAAGTTGGTGTCCGAACATTCAAACTGCTTGGCACCGCCAGCGTAAAACCGTATGACGTTTCCAGAGCCTTCAGTTATGTAAGTGTCGCCACCTCCGTCTAGGTACAGTTTGTGAGCGGTTGGTATTATTACGCCGTCACCCTGTACTTGGAAGTGACTTGTTCCACCAACAACCATTTGGATTGTGTCGCCACTAGACTCATGGATGTAGGTGTTACTGCCCGCATCTAAATAAAACTTGCCTCCTGACGGCACGGCTCCACCTCCGCCATATGGGCCAAGTATTACTGTTCTCGCGGTTGAATCGTCAGTGAACATTCCCTGAATAAGTGGCATTCCATCGCTATCCATAGCCAACGCCATGCCAGCACCCGTACCCGTCTTAGTCCTCACATATAAAGCAGACCTAGCCCTGATATTCCCAATAGCCGTTGCGCCAGCATTAGGTGCCCCAGCACCACCGCCCGGATCCGTTCCAGATAGTGTGTCTGGACCAATGACTATTATGCTTCCGGGGGCAGATGTTAAGCCGACTCCTATAGCGTCTGCGGAGGCGTCCACGTTAAACACATGGGTTGAGTCGTTGGATTCGATTCGGAAATCAACGTCATTGGAGCCCTCGTTAAAAATCCATGCACCTTCGCAGGTGACTGTATCTCCAGATGCACCGATTCCGATTGCACTACCGTCGCTAGAAATGCTGTCGAGGGCTATGTCTCCGACGTTAGTAATGTCTGCATCATTAAAGGAACTTGCACCAAAGGTATTGGAAGCCGCAGTAGATGTAATTCCTCCACTAGCAGTGACTGCTCCTGTAAGAGTAGATGCTCCACTGACATCCAGTGCACCATTTATGTCTATGGTGGTAGCGTTTATTTCAATTTCAGTATCGGCTACTAAATCAAGAACGCCGTCTGCGGACTGATGGATGTATGTTCCAGAGTCACCAAACTGTAGCTGTGTCGTACCTATGCCGGAATCGTCACTGAGCAACAGTCCTGTATCTGCTACATGGGTAAGAGTTACCTCTTGATCGTCACCAAACGCTATCTGGGCACCGTCTGCTAAAAACAGGTCACTAAACTCTAGTGAAGCTGTACCCAAAGCGGCTCCATCTGACGCATCAGGAACAAACGCTGTCGTGGCAGTAATTGTTGTACCTTGAATAGTACTAGACCCTGTAATAGCACCAGCAACAGTAAGTGTACTACTTAGTTCTAAGTCAGCAAACGCATCCAATACTGCGGCGTTGTTGTCACCGGAACCATCCGTATATACAGCCGCTATCTTGCCATTGCCGATAGTAACCTTGCCGCCTGTGCCACCGCTGGTCCCTTGGTTGATAATAATGTTTTGGGATCCGCTCGTAGCGTTCTCAATAAACCACAGCTTATTAACCGTGTTAGGTGCAAGGGTGATTGTGCAAGCAGAGTCTAATGTTCCTGTGTATTTCAGGAAGATCGCTCGGCCTTCGTCAGCCGCACCGTCTGCGATAGTCGTTGTGTGGGTATCAGCGTTTGTTGTGATCGCTTCTGTACCAGAACCAAATGCATCAGCGATAAGCTCTAGATTTGTATTGGTCTTGGTGCCCCAAGTACCTGATTCATCACCTGTGGTGATTTCAAGCAGTCTTAGATTGTTAACGTATGTTCCCATGTTTTATTCCTTATAGTATCCAAGTCCAAATATCTATTAAAACTTTCCAAACGGCCATATACCGTTTTTATCGCTCTATTGTCTCCCAATCTGGAGTTTGTGTATCACTGACTGCTGACCAGCTTGGTGTCTGAGAGTCTGACACTTCAGACCAACCGGGAGTCTGCGAATCTGAAACCGCCGCCCACTCAGGGGTTTGCGAGTCGCTGACTGCTGTCCAATTCGGTGTTTGTGAGTCATCTATAATACCCCAGACTTGTACGCCACTAGTTGATGCAGTTGCCCCCACACCGGTTACGTCAACCGTTACTGGTATGGTAACAACTACGCTTCCAACTGCTCCAGTTCCTGCAAGCCCCGTAACATCAACATTTCCATCACATGTTACTGTTACTGACCCCAGCCCACTGGTTGCGGCAAGCCCGGTAGCGGATATTGAGACATCTACAGTAACCGATACCGATCCCAATGCACTTGTTCCGGCCAGCCCTGTGACCGAAAGATTTGCATCACCTGCAACTGTTACAGAGCCAACTGCGCCCGTTCCAGCTAAACCTGTCAAGGTAACATTTGCCGTTCCTGTTACCGTGACGCTTCCTACTCCACCTGTTGCCGCTACACCTGTAGGAGCAACATTTGCATCACCCGTTGCAGTTACGCTTCCAACTGCTCCGGTTCCCGCCAAGCCCGTTAAAGTAACATTTGCATCCGCCGTTACTGTAACCGACCCTACTGCACTTGTACCTGCTAAACCTGTTACTTCAACAGGTATAGCTTCACCCCACGTGCCAGAACCCCATGTAGACCGGCCCCAGCCTGTTACATTAGCCATACTAGGCTATACGAATTATCGCATTACTCGCATCTGCCGCAGGAAAGGCAACCGTAAACGTACCAGCGGTAGCTGTCTTTAATGCACCAAAGTCTAAAATAACGACAGACGCATCACCTGAATGACTATCATTAAAGATCATTGCACCCATAGCCGAAAACGTAGCAGTAGACCACGAAACATCAGCAAAATCAGTATAGGCGGTCGTGCTACTTGTCGTAGGATCTACACGAGTTAGTGATTCTCCCTTGGCAGTATAGGCAGATCCTGCATCATTAGTAATCTCATTAGAACTGGTATACGCTGTAGTAGCGGCAGTGAATGACGCACTATCTGTATACAAAGCCATCCTAAAGGTATTACCACCTGAATTTTTAAAGTTGTGACCAGCTTCCATCAATTCTTTTTTGAAAGAGGTGCACATAAAATTTCCTGAAAATGCCATTATAGTTTCTCCACTGAGTTAGCCAAGTCATTATGACCTGCTGACCTCAACAGGGTAATGACCTTAGAGCGATCTTCTTTTATCGCTTCCCATATAAAATATTGTACTGCCTTGTGAATATAAGCCTTAAACTCTTTTGCTTGTTCAGCGATAGTAGGATGAGCATTTTTCCCTACGGAAATAATCATATCTGAAGCCCTCTCTGCCCAATGACTTGGACCAAGATTGCCATTAACGCTGGTGGTAACTGTTACGTTTCCTACTCCCGAATCAATATCAAACATTAACTAGGTATCGTCCTTATTTGTCCATCACGATATTCATCTCCTGTCATTCTACCTTCTGCTTGCATTTTTAGCAAAGACAAGGCGTCAGCATACCTTTGTTGGTATAGTTGCATCATGTCCGCGTCACCCTTCATATAGGTGTACGCTTCTATCAAGGATCCGTACAGCAACACTGTGTCAGCATTGGTGCCCAGCCATGACGTTGTGGAGCTAACGATAGAGCTTGGTTGGTAGTAATAATGTAGTTCTGTGACGTAATTAGCATCTGGCGTGGGTCCGATAATAAACGTGTCTGTATCAAAGACTCCGTAATACTTTGGCGTTCCCTCTGTAGATGCATTTGGATACGTCGATCTAATAAAGTTTGCGTCTTTGTTGAGCAAAAAGATTTGATTGCTAGAACTGGTTATTGACAAAGAGAAGGGAAACAAAAAGTCAGATGGCATCGCCAAGTACGCATTACCATCAGTCATGTTACCCGCAACATTCTTGCGATTTACTGGCAGATTTACTGAGCGGTATACCCTTTGTTCAGCTTGTTTGATGAACGTAGGTATTGCCGCAACAAAGTTTGTTTCAGTGTTGTTCGAGTAATCCTTAATTGCATCAGTCAATTCGCTGTAATTCATGTCGTTACCGTAACCTTTCCAGTCTTGCCGTGTGCAACAAGGTTTCCGGATCCGCCTCCATTACCGTTACCGACTGGATCAAATGCAAACAACTCTCTGCTAGTATCTTGAGATATATCTGGCCTAGGATCCCTCAACGCTTGTGGGTCTGCGTAATCGCCAAGTCTACCTAAGAAGTTTTGAGGCTGGTCCTCGTCAAGCATGTCGCGACCGACCATTAAGCCAGTCATTCGACCCGCCCTCACTTGAGGAACCAAGTCCTTCAATTTGTATCTAAAACCGGTGCGATCACAGAAGCCAAAAGCGTATTTACCATTAGCGAATCGTGCCATTAATAACCTCCGGGTACAAAATGCACCGAAGCACGATCACGGTCTTCTTGTTGAGCTAGATCCCACTGAAACTCGTATTCTTGCTTTAACTCCGCAGAACGCACAAACGCTTCTGGGTATTTCTGCGAAATATTAAACGCAAGCCCCGATACCAATGCAGGTAAAAAACGTGCAGGCACATCGGGGTTCGTAGATCCAACTGCTCCAGTGTCTTCTATTCGCCTAATACGTTGATAGGCAAATGTGTACACCTTGTCAGGGGTAGGCCACAAATATACCACCGGTGCGGCCTGTTGTTTGTCGATGTAAAGGTTTACCGGACGACCTTCGGTAAGCTTGTTAGGTATCGTTGAGTACTGAGATACGCTAAAACGTGACAGAGGGAGATCATTTTGAGATGTGCCCGACCCATCGCGGATCCAATGCTCAATAAGATCTATCGTGTCGGCTGGAAGTGTGATTGTAGAGGTGCTGGCCGTTGTACTAGCAGTTCCCTGCTCTACACACCAAAAGTTTAGTCCACGGTTGGCCCACTCAAGACTAAGAAGGTTTAAAGACCTGCGAGCAGTCTCTATGTCATAGCCTGTTTTGCTTTGTAGCCCGCATCGTTCAAATGCCTCTTCAATAACTTCTGATATTTCTAAATTAAAGGTTGCTGTTCCAGAAGTAGCCATTTCAACTCTCCTTGAACTTGTTTAGGGCTCTAGTAGTCGCATCCATGCAGGATCCCGGCAACTTTGAGCCGGTTTTCACTATCCCCCCGCTCCTCAACCTTGCCAGATCAGGAAGACGTATTGTGTTTGCTACAGCCCGCCTTAATAAGCCACCAGAAGCTTTGCCTTCCCACTCTTGTGCCATATCAGGGTTATTGGCATGCATCCACTTTCTCTGCTTTTCGCTCTTGAAAGGCACGATTAAATAGCTCTCCAGTTAGGATACTTTTTTGCAATCTTACTTGTATAGCCTACTTCCTCTTTTTGTTGAGGGTAGTTTTTTACAAGCTTGCTGTAATATCCGTCATCATTAACTTCTTCAGCTTTCTTTTTAATTACGTCCTGAAACTTGGAGTCGGGCATTATTCATAGCTCTTTGTCATAGAAAGCATTATGGAATAGCGATCTCCGCTACCAGCCCCTGTGGTGGTAAACATGATGTCACCAGTTGGGCTAGATGCATTATTAACTAGAGGTCCAGCTTGTCTAAAATCAAAATATCCATACCCACTAAGTGTCCAAGCAAGCACGTCTGTTGATGCATCCCACAGGAGGTCTACAGCCATGCCACTGCACTCATACCACACACGGTCAATCGTCACGCTTGTGCAGGAGGCTCCCGAACCTGACTGGGTTTGTAGAGCGGAAACGTCCACCTTCTTGACGGCGGCCTCGCCTGACCCGTCAGAAATGTTGGTGAACTTCATAACAGCGACCTTGTCGCCGTCTTGCAGAGTTTGAGAAGTTACTGCGTCGGCCATCTAAAAGTCTCCTTATGGGTACGGGAGCTTTCGCTCTGCCCATAGCAGAAGATGTGGTCACCCACCCA